CAGGTCATTGGCGCGACAACGCTGGGCACCAAAGGCATCGCAGTCCGCATCTAGCGGACGTTCATCAACGCTCGCCGCGAGGCAGCACAAACGAGGATAACGACAATGCTCGATATTTTTCGCAGCGATGCCTTCGGTGTGGTGCCGCTGTCGCTTGCCATCAACAATCTGAAGTTCGTTCCCGGTTATGTCTCAAGCCGGGGCATCTTCACGGAAAGCTCTATCGCCGTCACGGCGGTGGTCATCGAAGAAAAGAACTACACGCTGACGCTGATTGCGCCAACGCCGCGCGGCGGTCCCGGTCGGACCATGCCACGCGCACGGCGCGGAATGCGGATGCTGACCGTGCCGCACTTTGAAATCAACGATGCCGTCATGGCCGAGGAAGTGCAGGGTGTGCGTCCGTTCGGACAGGAGAACGGCACCGAAAGCGTGATGCTGAAGGTGGGTGAACGGATGGCACAATCCGGTCAGTCACTGGAGTACACGCAGGAGTACAGCCGGGTTGGTGCGATCAAGGGTGTCGTGACCTACGCGGACGGCACCAAGCTCGATCTCTACAACGAGTATGGCATCCCGGTGCCGACCGTGATCAACCTCAATCTCGGTTCAGCCGCCAATGACGGCTCGCTGCGGCTGGCGTGTAACACCATCATCCGCAATGTCGGCAAGGCGCTGGACGGCGTTCCGTTTTCTGGCGTCGAAGCGATCTGCGGCGACGGCTTCTTCGATGCGTTGATCAAGAATGCCGAAGTGCGCGGCACCTACATCGCGGCATTGCAGGCGCAGGAGTTGCGCACGCAGTACGTCTCCGCAGGACAGGTGTGGGGATCATTCCTGTTTGGCGGCATCAACTGGACGAACTATCGCGGCTATGTCGGCACCACGCCGATGGTCGAGAACAACGCGGCGTACATCTATCCGACCGGCACGCCCGACCTGTTCAAGACTTTCTATGCGCCTGCCGACTACATCGAGACGGTCAACACGATGGGTCTGCCGCGTTACGTCAAGCAGTATCCGATGCCGAACGACAAGGGCATCAACTTCGACACGCAGATGAATGCGCTCAACATGTGCACCAAGCCTGCGGCGCTGCAACGCGCGACAATCGATGGCACCGCGCCGTTGATGGTCGAGTACGACAGCGAAGGCAAAGCGATTGAAGGTAACGACCGCCGACAGATCGCGCACGAAGGCGAAGGCGAGGCCGAGGAAGCGACAACCGGTCGTGGACGCGGGCGGCGATAAAGAACTCCCCCCAAGACTTGGGCCGCGCAAATGCGGCCCTCTTTAAGGACCGGCAATGATCGACTTCGACACGCTGGTGCTGCAAACGGCAGGCGACATCTTCAAGATCGCCATTCGGGTGACGCCGCTGGTGACGCAGCCGGGAGCACCTGCCTATGACAACTTCGGTGTGTTTTCATCGACGGCGCTTGATGTGGTCATGCAGGACGACACGATCTTTTCCGACCAGCAGACAAAGCTGGGCGTTCGCCACAAGGACTTCGATGTCACGCCGGATCGCGGCGACCTGATCGAAATCACGCAGCAAAATCATTGGGCGTTTGGTTTCAAGTTCTGGGTCGGTGATGTTGACGATGATGGACAGGGCGGCTGTGACCTGTTGCTGCGCACGCAGGAGCCGCCCGATACGGGTGACACGGCACCATGAGCAGCTACGCTCTTAACATCCAGAAGGCCGCCTACGACATGTGCGTGGCCTACTTCGGCACGCGCTTCAAGACCTATCGCAACACGCCGCTGTTGCAGGTGACGCCGCAAGACCTGCCGATCCTTGCCATTCACATCCTGCGCGAACGGCGCACGGAGGACGGACAAGCAAATCAGGCCGAGCCGCGCTTCAAGCATCAACTGACGATTGGTCTGTCTGGCGCGATCCACGCTGAAACCGAAGACCAGAACAAGCTCTACCAGCTTGAGCAGACGATGTCGGAAATCGATGACCTGCTGTTGACCAGCGCAAAGTTCGTCAAGCTGGCCGAAGGCATCCCGGCGATGGACCGCATCGCGCAGTACGCCAAGGTTGGCGAGACAACGCTATTCGAAATCCGCGTGGAGATGGTGTTCGACTTCACCAGCTACTGGCCGCCTGTGGTGCCGGATTGGCTGGAGACGATCCACATCACCACGCAATATCCCGACAAGGCGCACGTCGACAGCGGTACGCCGCAACTCGACCGCGTCTACGACATCGAGACAGGCACATGATGCCAATCACCTCTGGCCGCAGAAGGAGACACTGACAATGCCCGTGTCGTTCAATCAAATCCCCGCCAATTGGCGGATGCCACTTTATTGGGTTGAAGTCGACCCGAGCATGGCAGGCTATCCGCGCACGCGGCTTCCATCACTGTTGATCGGTTACATGGGCGCAGACGGCACCGCACCGCCTGACGTGCCGGTGCCGATTGCATCGCAAGCCGACGCCCGCCTGCAATTCGGTTACGGCTCGCAGCTTGACGGGATGGCCGAGTTCTTTTTCAAGAACAACTTCGCGCAGGAACTGTGGGGCATCGGCATTGCCGAGCCAGCATCCGGCGTGGCGGCGACAGGCTCCTTCACCATTACCGCACCGGCCACGGCGGCGGGTACGCTGCCGGTCTACATCGGCGGGCGCATGGTGCCGGTGCTGGTGCAGGTTGGCGAAGACCCCGGCATTGTCGCCAATAACATCGTCAATGCGATCAGCAAAGACCTGTCGATGCCGGTGATTGCATCGCAAACCGCGACCGGCGATCCGGCGGTGACGCTGACCGCGCGCTTCAAGGGCGCTGTCGGCAACGACATCGACATCCGCTTTGCCTACGGCGGGGCGCTGGCGGCAGAGCAAGTGCCGATTGGTCTGGGCATCGATCTGGCGTCGAACAAGCTGGCGGGCGGCACCGGGACGCCGGACATTGCGCAGGCCATCCTCAACATGGGCGACGAGGCTTACGAATACGTCGCAATGGGCTTTACCGACAGCAACGCGCTCATGGCCATCGAGAGCGAGTACGGCTTCAGCGACACCGGACGCTGGGGCTGGATGCGCCAGCTTTACGGGCACGTGTTCGCGGCGCGGCATGGCATCGCCACGAGCGGCGATCCGCGCGGTTATGACGATCTGCTGGTGTACGGCCCGAACAACAACTCAGGCGTCATGTCGATCATGGCGGTGGAAGCAAACTCGCCAACGCCGTCATGGTGCTGGGCCGCTGCCTACGCTGCAAAGGCGGCACGTGCTCTGGTCAATGATCCTGCGCGACCATTGCAGACACTGCCGATGGAGGGGTGCTTGCCCGCACCACGACATCAGCGGTTCACCATGCGGCACATGAACGATCTGTCGTGGGTCGGGCTTGCCACGCAGGCGATCAATGCCGATGGCGTCCCGTCGATCAAACGGGAAAGCACGACTTACCAGAAGAACCTGTACGGACAGGGTGACGACGCATACGAACTAGTCCCGACACTCGCCACACTGGCCGCGCTGTTCCGCTCGCAACGCTATGCGATCACAACGAAGTATCCGCGCCACAAGCTGGCTGATGACGGCACCCGCTTTGGTGCCGGTCAGGCGGTGGTGACGCCGAAGATCATCAAGGCAGAACTCATTGCGCAGTACCGCTTCGATGAGTTCTTGGGCCGCGTGGAGAACGCAACGGCCTTCAAGGCAAACCTGATTGTCGAGCGCGACCCAAACGATCCAAACCGCGTCAACGTTCTCTACCCGCCAGACCTCATCAATCAATTGAGAATTTTCGCCGTGCTGGCGCAGTTCCGTCTGCAATACAACCGTGGCGTCGACACAGCCATCGCAACGTAATGGAGACGTGCTAGAGGACAGGCGCGACCAACCCAACAGGAGGATTTCGAATGGCTCAAGGTAAGACCGTCATCAATGCGATGATCATCCCACTCAGCAGCGCCTCGCCGCCGCCACGACCGTCGCCGGGGCCGACGCCACCGCAGCCGCAACCGCCAACGGGAGGTGCGCCGCCACGGCCAGACCACACGCTGCCCGGTGAACTGCCACACCCCGAGCATCCGATTTACTACCCGCTTCCGCCCGGTGTTCCGGTCTATCCCGACAATGCGCTGCCGGGTGATCAACCACATCCAGACCACACGCTGCCGGGAGCGCAGCCAAGGCCCGATCATGATCTGCCGGGGGATAAACC